TTCCTATAATTGTAGAAATAGTAGAGACATTTCAAGAATTAGGCGAAGAAACCGAAAGAGGGGAAGGAGGGTTTGGTTCAACAGGTCGTTAGATAAATTTATTAGGTTTTTGTATGATATTAGTAATAAATAACTTCCCACGTATAACACCATTTTTGCGAAGGCGTTTATTAAAATACTTATGTTTATTTGACTTACGTATATATTATTAAATTGAAAAATATTAATAGTTTAATAATATATGAAGCTATCAAAAAATATAAAAAATATAATAAATGAAGAAAATCGAATAAAAATCATTGGTTTATTAACAATATTAATATTATTATGGTTAATTTTCTACTTTATTCCAGAAATAATTACTTCTCTCTTCAATACACTTTTAGGTAATTTAATCTTAATAACAATTTCAATATTAACGTTAATGTATAATATAAATTATGGAATAATTGTAAGTATATTTTTAATAATAATTTATAGGTTCTCTCAGTTATTAAAATCAAAAGAAGGTTTTAGATGGAATAAACAATCTACACAAGATTTTTTACAAATACAGAATACAATAAATCGTAATATAGTTTTTGATGTAAACATGATTCAATCCAATCAAGCAAGTCAAAGTGAAGTGGATTATTTTAATGAAAACGGAATGTGGCCTTGGTCACAAGAAACAATAGAATTATATAAGGAAGCTGTAAATAAAAACATATATATAAGAACATTTTCAGGAGACGCTGTAAATTATGCAAGAAGTATATACAATGAATCGGCAATATTGCAAATAATTTCATTACAAACAAAAGAAGGTATTTTTCTTGTAAATGGCGTTTTAGTGCGCGACCCTTCTGGGAATAAAATGGAGGATTTAGGCAGTGGATATGGTGATTTTGTGTATGATTCCGGATTGATTGAGAATGATAAAAGGTTAGATATAATAAAATGTAATATGAATGGTTCTAATGGCGGAACATTAGAGAGAACAAAATATACAGGAAAAGGTGGAATATTTGGAGAGCAAACTTCAAAAATAACAGAAGTAGATTACAATAATTTGGAAGACATCATTCCAGGATTTAAATTTGTAAATGAACCTTGTAATCCGTGTGTAGCTATTGGAGAGAACCCAGATTATTCGTGTCCATTTCAATTAAAGTTACAAAATAAACCATCATTTATAAGTAATGTTTGGAAATATTTATGGAACATAAATGAGAATCCATTGTAAACAACAAAGTATAAAAATAAATAAAACAATTTATTTTATATATTTTTAAATTTTATATACTTTTTATATTAAATTATATTTACTTCATTGTCATAAGAACAACTAATTGCTCTCATAACCCGTGTAGATGTTGGCGTCAAATACGGTGTATCCGCATAATTAGAAACAACATGACTGATGTCATCAAATACATCATCCTCATCTTCATATTGATTATTAGTCTGTCTTTGTATTTTTGTATTAACTGGAAAACAAGTTCTTTTAATATTTCCATAGGCTCCTTGTGTAGGTACAGAATAGTATAATTCAACCGTATCGTCATCAGGTGTTTGACTGACAGTATAACATCGCTGTGTTCCCTGAGATGTTTGCCTTGCTACTGTATACATCGCAGCATACATAGTTCCTAATGTTCTATAAACGATATAAATGTCATCACATAGGTTTTTCAAGAATTTATCATCATTCAAATTATGTTTGGCGATATAATCTTTCATTTCTTCAATGAATTTTTTAAGATTTCCGCGAATAGTTTTTTCTTCTGTTATTAAAGGTTTAGAATTATCTAATATAGAAGAAATGCTTGATGGTGCGAATATTGTAAAAGTATCTTTATCTGTTTTTCTTTTTAAGAAATCACTAACAATAGCAAGATGTTGCAATGTTCTTTGTCTATAGATATATTTTGTAAGGTCGTGTGATTCTTCTACGTTTACGACTATCATTTTAAATTTCGAATTATCAGAAACAGTTTCACCTGTTACATCGATTATACATTTTTCTGGAGTATTTGATATAATATGATAAATTTTATCAGCTTCGCTAACAATTTCACCAATATGGATTTCATCAATCCAACTATTCTTTTTAAAATCATATATGAAGCCATTTTGAATTGTTAGTGTTACATTTTTTAACAGTTTGTATACGATTCCATGTAATATTTCTCCATAAACCAGTCCAGAATTTTCAAGTTTATCTATAAAATAATATTCGCTGTTTGGACCATTGGCAATAGTATTGAGTAATGTGGCGTCATGTTGTATACCGAACCCAATAAATGCGTTTGTTATATTTCTATCTACAAGAGTAGCTAACTCAGTTGGATTTGTTTTTCCAGTTGTAGCGTCTCCATCAGTCATAAAGATATTGATTATATTGTTTTGAGGATATAAAGTTCTAATTTCTGAAGCAGTATTTTTAATAGACATCAGTGCTTCTTCAATATTTGTAGTTTGCCTTGGACGAATCGTGTCAATTTTAGCGATTATTTCATCAAAATTAGAAGAATCAACCGCACATCTTTCAACAATTTTATATGTATTATCATCAAATGCGTGGATAGTAATATGTGCTTTTATAGAAGAATGTTCTCTAAAATACGAAATCATATTTTTAAGAGTATGAACAATATACTGCATCTTACTTCTACCATCAGAACAATAGTCAGACATAGAACCTGATCGATCTACCATAAATATGAAGTCGTGTTCCTCTTGACTTAAAGGTGCTGAATTAGCCTTTAAATTTAGTATTCCAAATTTTGCTTCATCAATAGGAATAGGTACTTGTCCAACATTAACATTTTCGCATTCGAATTTGATAGAAGATGTATTGAATAAATTATCTGCTTGAATCATTTTGGGAACTGTATTGTCTTATATATTTTTGGTTTTAAGTTGTTTACACCGATGAAGATTTAAAACGGCACGCTTTGCGTGCCTGTTAACTCATTTATCGGCAACGTTTCCCTTAGATTCAATGGGACAAAGTCCCATTTTCACAAGTTTACGAAATCTTAAAGGGTGTAAATGTATTCATTTTTTTTTAAAAAATCACAAAGCCTGGCTTCAATATATTCACTCGCTTCAAAGTAATTGTTAAATGTTGTAACATATTGAAATATACTATTTTTGATTGGCACACTTACGCGAATATTAGTTGCTTCAATTTTAATATCAAAACAATCCGTTTCATTACCTGTTTGAGTATAACAAATTAAATTCATTTCATTTTTAACCCTATGCCATCCATTTTCTTTAAATACAGCATCTAAAAATGCGAAACCTTTATTTTTAAGTTCAGTATTTAAAATTACAAAATTATTTGATAGCATATTATCGTTATGGTTCATTTTATTTTCTATATATACATGTGTCAATTCTTTAAATAATTTTAGTTAATATAAAATATATAAAATATATAAAATATATAAAATATATAAAATATATAAAATATATAAAATATATAAAATATATAAAATATATAAAAACTTAAAAAAAAACTTTTAATTAATTTATAATGAATAACTGCGAAAATATTGTTTTAACAGAGATTCATCCCATTGAAAATCATCCCATTGAAAATCATCCCATTGAAAATCATCCCATTGAAAAACCAATTCAAAAAGAGGTTCGTCTAGTTGATGTAGTTGTAAGTGATGAAAATATCGCTTTAAATTTGATGGTAGGGTTTTTGTCTTTGGGTCAAAAAAGAGGTGTTTTTAGCCTAGATGAGTCCGCCAAAATTTGGGAATGCGTTAAGGCGTTTCAAAAGTCACAACCATCATCTTAAAAAAAGAAATTTATACAAAATACTTTTTTATATAAATTGTAAATAGATAGCAAAGTAACTGTTACCAAGGTCATTTTCACAAGTTTGCGAATTCTTTAAGGGTGTAAAATTAATATAAGTATTTAAAATTATTTATATTACACCAACCGGAAAGAAAAATGAGACAAACTTTCTATAAAAAATAAAAAATTTTGTTATTTTTATTCCTGTGATGTAAAAGCACCCCGAAGGGCATTATACTATTTCACAATTACATTTCTGTAATGGTTAGTATATTTTATTATATTTTGTATTCTCGACTATATTTTTCAGGTCTTTCTCCTGTTTCTAAATAATAGTTGAATACTTTTTGGATGTTCTTACACCCATTTTTATCACGATTTATACAACCCTTCCTATTATTTTCCATTTGATATGTTAGGATAGAATGTATTTTTCGTTCTTTTTGTGATTTGTCTTTTTTGAATTTCAAATATAAATTTTTACAAACTTCTTCTGTTTTGTATGATAAACAAGAAGTTCTAAATTCATCTATATTATAAACCTTGAATGTTTCTTGTAATTTTCTTTTGAGTGTTAAATTTGGTGTGGATATGAAGTTTCTCATTTGTTTTCCTATACTCCAATCGCCTATGATAATTATATGGTCTTTGCTGTATTTCTTCACAATTTTATTCACCATATTATCTTCTGTTCGTTTTTTGTTGATATAACCATACCATTTGTATTGACGAAATTTTAGTTCTTGATATAACGGAACTAATGTTTCATTTGCTTTTATTTTCGCATTTATGTATTCTTGAAACTTTTCAATATTACAAGTTTTAGAGTTGTATTTATTTAATCCTTCTTCAATTTCAGTTATTCCTATTCTATCTTTATAATGTTTCAGTAATGCCTGATATTTTAATCGTTTTGTTTCTTTCAAATACATTCTATTTGTATAAGAATAAAATTTACCATCATCATCCATCATAGAAAACAAACTTCTTTTTCCAGGGTCTATGAAAATATGTTTTCCTTCTAACATTTCTTTTGGAACTTCATCAATGTAAGGAAATTCAGGATTTTCTTGTTTTTCTTCCTTTTTGGACTTTTTAAGTTTATCTTTATTTTCCAATCGTTTTTGTTTTGCTTGTTCTTTTTGTAATATTTTCTTATCTTCTTTGATTTTATCTTTTTCTTCTTTTGTTAATCCTTGTAATGCTTTCTTTCCTGCTTTTTTCTTATCTTTCTTTTCTTGTTCTTCTTCTACAAAATCCTTATGTAAAAATCGTAAAGAAGTTGCGTATCCATCCGTAATAATAGTATAATCAAAAATATAATTCTTTCTTGATTGTGTTATATTGAAAAAGGTATTCCAAATAAATTCTTTGTTTTGTTCCAAACAATTATATAAATCTCCTTTGGTCTTATTTTTAAGGTTTCCTTTATTTTTTCCTTTATCAATTCGTTTTTCTTCTGTAATCCAAACATCTAATAATTTTTGATGCTTTTCGGTTTCTATAAATAATTCTACTAATGCTTTTGTATCAACTTGAATATGTCTTGGTATAGCGTTCGTTTGTATAGGAAAAAACTGAAATGATTTTCTTTCTATTTTCTCTAATTCTAAACACATAAAAATCATATGTTTCAAATACTTATAAGGTGAAACTTTAATGTCGTAATAATAACTATTTTCAAATATTTCAGGAACAATCTTATAACGATATTCTTTTAACCAATTATGGTATTTTTCATCACAAGTAAAAGTATTATTGATAATATCGTTTTTTACTACATTTATTTCTTTATAAAGTTGTTTCTTGAATTCTTTATTTTCCATTTGTTCTTGATAAAGATGTTTGAAATAAGAATTTACAAAGCGTTTAATATAATCAAAAAATCGCATTTTAATATTATTTTCAATAGCAGTAATCATTGTAGTAGCGTAGTAATCTAAAATAGATGATAAATTACTACCATCTTCTAATTCAAATGAATTTAGAATTGTAAATTCTTCTAATAAAACAGCATTATTACCTTTTGGTTTTTGTCCTGATGATGATTTCATTACAGATTTCATACACATAGAAATAGTATCTTCTGTAATTTCAGGAATTTCTTGATTATTATGATATTTGTGTAAAACCCATAATCGTAATAAAAAATATGTTTTTGTTGTAATAACATTTGTTCTAATTATCGCATTTTGTAAGATTTCCATATTTTCCTTAACATCTTTATTATCCTTATAAAGAATAGATGTAATTGGAAGTTTCAAACACCGATATTTATCAGGCGGTTCTTTTTTGGAATTCATCCTATATACTTACAAAAGAAAATAATTTTAAATAGTTTTTCCGCAAAATTATTTATTCCTAAATATTTTCAACTTTTTCTTTTTCAAGATTTTTTAATTTTTCTTTTCTATTCAAATATGCCTTTCTCCTATATTCCTTTAATTTTTCAGGGTTTTCTTCTTTTAATTTTTGTAAATAGTTCGCACCATTTTCCATAACCTTTTCTTTATTTTTCTCATAATATTTTTTATGATTCTTACCACAAGTATATTTTTTTAATCTTTCTTCTAATTCATTTATGCGTTGTTTCAGTAATTCATTTTCTTCTTTATAGTTTTCATTCATATTATATATATTATTATAACTAAATATTTTTAAATAATTTTATACAGATTTATTATGAAGCAACATACCGAAGATTATAAACTTACTGCTGTTAAATATTATTTAGACCATAACGAAGATATGCGTGATACTTGTAATATATTCAAATGTAATTTTCAATCATTATCAAGATGGGTTAAAACATATAAGAAAAAGGGAAATCTAAACAGAAAAACTCGTAAAAATCATAATCTAAAAATTACACCTGAAATTGAAAAGTTTGTTAAAGAGTATGTAAGGAAATACAATACAACTACATTATGGGAATTATCAAAATTAGTAAATGAAAAATACAAAGTTCATTTAACCGATATGAGTATTTATAATATTTTACATAAACATAAACTTACACGAAAGCGTTTAAGAAGTAAATATTATCCTGAAAAGAAAGAAGGACAAGAAAAGCAAGATTTGGAAGAGTTTTATAAAAAGTTAAAAGAATTTGATTATAAAAGGACAATTTGTTTGGATGAAACTTCTATTTATTTGAATATGACTTTAACATATGGAAGAAGTAGGAGTGGAACAAGAGTTATAAAGAAAACTAATAAATACCCTTACAAAAGATACAATTTATTATGTGCTATAAGTGCGGATAAAGTAATCGGTTGGAAATTATATCCAGAAAGAAAAGGAGGTGTAAAGACAAATGATATATTAGAATTTTATGATGAATTTATACATTCAAAATATAAGAATTATTTGGTAATAATGGATAATGCTGTAATACATAAATCAAAAATAATAAGAGAAACAATAGAAGATAATAATAATCATTTGATTTATTCAGTTCCTTACCATCCAGAAACCAATTCAATTGAAGAATTTTTTAGTCAGTTAAAACATTATATTAAGAAAGAAAGTCCTAATACTTATGAGGATATTTATAATGTAATTTCTAATATTTTAGAGAAGAAAATTACAAAGGAACATTTAACAAACTACTTGAAACATAGTTATAAAATATATAAATCATAACTGCGTTTTGTCTCATTTTTCTTTTTGGTCGGTGTAATCAATACATTCAATTGTTTTGTCTATAATAACATTTTTAGCTATTTTATGAATAATTTTGTCTTCTTTTTCTTGATCATTGTCACCAGAACCACCCATTGATTCAACAATTAATTTATTATAT